CCCTCATAAGGGCTGCAAAGCGGAACCACTAAGCCGTACTCTATCAAGACCTGAACGTCAGCTTTGTCACACTTTACGCCGCTGCGGCGGCTGCGGCGGATACGCTTCAGGAGCCGCTTTTCTTTTGGCAGCAGAATGATTTGTTCACAGGCTTCTTTTCTATCCATAGAGATTCCCTCCCTTCCGGCTCGATTATAGCACGGCGGGGATACAAGCTACAAGGAGGTAAGCATGGCACGCGAAAAGCAAGGCTACCGGGATGCGCTGGAGCGCATCCGGCATGAGGCTGCGGGCGAGCTGGTGACAGTGCCCGAGGCCGCACACATCGTTTACGGCACAGACCCCTACGCCGCGCGCAAGGTCTGCCGCAACTTTGAGGGCTGGATCGGGGCCGGGCGCGACAAGCGCATCCCGGCCACCGCGCTGGCGAGGCAAATTTGCTGATGACAACGGATGATCTGGCCTGGGTGCAATCCAGGCTTAGGAACTGCACCAACGCCCGCCGCCAGCTGAGAATCTGCGCCGAGTGCCTGAGCGTGGCCGAGGACACGCTGCTGGAGCGCCTGGGCTATACAAGCCTTGACACATTCCGCGCGGCGCACCCTCAAAACAAGCAACCCGTCGGCCCGCCTGTTGAGCGCATCTACAACCCTGTGCCGCCGGAGGTGATGCTGGAAAGCATCCTGTACTACTACGGCGGCGCGCCGATCAGCAGCGTGTGCAGGATGATGGGCTACACCCAGACCGTGACGCCGGAGGCGATCCGACATAGAGTGTGCAACTGGAAGAAGAAACACCCGACGCTTGCCGCCGGTATGCCGCACAAGCGGCCAAAACCGAAAAAGGAGACCGAAGCCATGAAAATGACCTATGATGAGGCGGGGCTGCCCGCCTACGCCTACGCAAGGAGCCGCTACACCAACAACATCGTCCGCATCGTGCGCGGGGAGCGCACCCTGTTCGGTGTGGTGGAGCAAGAGACTGTGGACACACTGAACGAAGCGGCAGGCGTCACCCGCGCCCAGGCTGCTGCCATGTACGGCGGGGCTATGTGCGGATGGGACAGCCCGATGGCGGACCCCAAGAACTACAATGAGGCCGGTGCCTACATCGGCCCGGAAATGGAGGATAAACATGGAGAAGAATGAGACCCCCAAAAACCTCGCCCTGCTGACGGCTGACGAGGTCGCGCTCAGCATCCTGGAGGTGGACGCCGAGGGCGTGCGCATCAAGCTGTGGCCGGATGTCAACGCCGTGCGCGCCCATCTGGAGGAGTGCTGTGAGCGTATGCCCGGCGGGCTGGCTGGCTACAGTGTACGGCACTACGTTTGTGGGCGGTATCTGTACTGCGCCGTGGCCCTGGCCGACATCACAAAGGACGCCCCCTGCCCCAGCACCTACCGCGTGAGCAGCGACGCGCCCACCAACGAGGCAGACGGCAGCTTTTTGGCCGCTGCTGCCGCCTGGAGCATCGGCGCGGGGGTGCTGAACCTGCCGCCGCTGCGCATCCCGGCCAGCAAGGTCCACATCGTCCCCCAGGGCAAGCCCGGCACCAACATCATTGAGCGCTACGTTCTGGACGATGCCCTCACTCTGGACGACATCACCTACAACGGTGACGGCAGCGTGGCGTCGCTGAGGGTACGCAAGCGTGACGGGAGCGTGATCACATGGCAAGCCAGCTGATCGCCCATGTGGCCGCCTGGTACATCCCAACGGGCCAGCCCTTAGTCAACGACATGGACGGGCTGACGATTGACGGTGCGTATCGCCTGGAGGCCCAGCGAATGCACTCCGAGCTGGAGCGCCGCGCGCGGGGGCAGCCCCTATGCGTGGAGATCGACATCCGCCCGGTGAAGAACAAGCGCACACTGGATCAGAACCGCCTCATGTGGGCGCTGCTGAACAGGCTGGCGCTGGCGTTGAGCGGCGACACGCCCGGCGGGGTGACTGCCGAACAGTGCTATCTGGACTTGCTGGGCGAGTTCGGCGCGGAGGTGGAGACCTGGCGCGTGCCGGTCAAGGCACTGCCTGCTTTGCGCCGTGCCTACCGCGTGGTACAGGTGGTGGAGTTGCTGGACGGCGGCTACTGTATGGCCCGGCTCGGCCTGGGCAGCAGTAACTTTGACCGGCAGCAGATGCACGACTTCATTGAGCGCATCTTTGACCGCCTGAGCGAGGCCGGCGTGGACGACGCCGAAACGACCGAGCAATACCGGGACTGGAGGCGTGCCGATGAATTGCGTTAAGTGCAACAGCAGCCAGGTGCGCGTCATCGACACCCGCGCCAAGGGGACCCGGCGGATATACCGCCGCCGCGTCTGCATGATGTGCGGCTGCCGCTGGACGACGGTGGAGCTGCCTGTTGGTGATGTGCGCCAGGCGGTGGATGCCGTCAACGGACTAGAGGAGCGCCATGGCAAAAAGCATACTGCAAAGCGATAAAGAGTGCTACCTGTGCCGCAAGCGCTACAATCTGCGCACCACGCGCGGCCTGGAGGAGCATCACATCCTATTCGGGCGCGGACGGCGCGAACTGTCCGAACAGTACGGCCTCAAGGTCTGGCTGTGCCACAACCATCACAATGAGCCGCCCCTGGGCGTCCATTTTGACCCCGCCGCCCGGCGGGAGTTGGAACAGGCGGCACAATTTGTTTTTGATGATCTCCACGGCTCCGGCAGCTTCGCCGAGGTGTTTGGGAAAGAAATTTAGTTTTTAGGAGGATGCAAACAATGAATGTATGGTATAAGCCCAGGCTGCAAAGCGTTGATAACATTATTAAGACGCAAGTTCTGGGCGGAGAAGTAAGCCCCAAACAGATTGATGCCGTCCATGATGAGGCGCTGGAGGTCATCCTCACGGCGCTGAACGGCGAGGCGGGAATGTCTGGCCCGGATATCCCTTTTTTGTGCGCTGCTCTGCATTTCTGGCGCGATGAACTGATCGAGAGGATGCGCAGAGAACACCCTGACGAACTTGAGGCCGAGAAGGCTGCTTATATCATGATGAAGCGGCATTATAAGGGCGAGGCCAAAAAAGTTGGAGGTAATGAGTAATGCCCCAGATCGTAAACAAAAAGAGCGTGCTGGAGATGGCGATGGGCGCGATTGCCGAAATCACCGATTACGAGGTAGAGCGGGTCGTGGCGAACATCATGGACCCTAACACATCGCCGACAGCCAAGCGCAAGATCACCATCACGCTGACGTTCGCGCCGGATGACTACCGCCAGCAGATCGGCATGGATGCGCAGGCAAAGACCACCCTCGCGCCGATCCAGCCGGTGCGCACGTCCCTGTGCATTACCAAGGCGCGAGACGGCAGCCTGCTGCTGGCCGAGATGACGCCGCAGGTCCCCGGACAGGTGGACATGGACGGCGATGAGACACCGATGCCCGCAATGGCCCGCGTGGGCCGTGCCGGGTATTAACACACAGAAAGGACAAAACAATGGAAAACAGCTTTTTGAAAGACGCTATTAACCGTATTGTGGAGCTGGCGACCCCCTTCACTCTGGAAACGCGCGACGGGCATCGGTTCTGCTCCACCTACCTGCGCGAGGTCAAGCCGGAGGTTGAACTCCCGGCACGGTACTCGGTGGACACGCTGGAGGCGCTCGTCAAACTGATTCGCACCGAGGGCGTGGGTATGGCACCGCTGCTGTATGTGCGCGTGGACAGCGCCCGGCGGGTCATGGTGGACAGCACCTATACGGGCCGCGACTACGCGATCTACAGCCGCCTGCCGCTGTATGAGGCCGTGAGTGACGTGCCGGGCATCACCACAAACCAGAGCATGACCCAGGAGCAGGCCGTCGTGGAGCTGCAGAGCCTGTACGCCGTCACCGAGGACCGGGACTACCTGCTGGCGCTGCTGAGCCGCATTGACGTCAATCAGGGCGTGTCCAGTGTGGACAACGGGATCAGCCAGGAGGTCAGCGTCCGCACCGGCGCGGTGCTGAAAGAGCAGCAGATCGTCCAGCCCATTGTCCACTTGCAGCCCTACCGCACGTTCCTTGAGGTCGAACAGCCTGCAAGCGATTTCCTGCTGCGCCTTGACAAAGAGGGCCGCCCGGCGCTGTACGAGGCCGACGGCGGCGCGTGGAAGCTGGAGGCCAAGCGCAACATTGCCGCCTATCTGGGCGAGAAGCTGGCCGACCTGATCGAGAGCGGCAATGTGGTGGTGATGATCTGATGCTGAATATCTGTGCATTGCAGGGCCGCCTGGCCCGGGACCCGGAGCTGCGGCAGACGACCACCGGTAAGCAAGTGGCGACGTTCACCCTGGCTGTGGATCGCGGGCGCAGGGACGCCAACGGCAAGAGCGTGGCGGACTGGATTCCCGTCATTGCATGGGAGCGCGCTGCCGAGTTTGCCTATAAATGGCTCACTAAGGGCCAGATGGTAGCGGTGGACGGACGGCTCCAGAGCCGCACCTACACAGCCAAGGACGGCACCAACCGCACCGTGCTGGAGGTTGTGGCCAATAACATCAACTTCTGCGGCAGCAAGGCGGACAACGCAGGGGCTCTTTCAGCTCCCACTGAGGGGCCCAGAGTGGGCGCGCCCGCACCGGAGTACAGCCGCGGGCCGGGTGACGACTTCGCCATGATCGAGGATGAGGGCGACCTCCCCTTTTAAACGTTGAAAAATTGAAAAATGACCTTGCAGGGATGCGCCAGAAAAGGCGCGGCGCACCCCTGTATTAAGGTCAGCCATTTTTAGAAAGGCCAAGCTATGGAAAAACCCGGATTTTACGCTATTCTTCCCTCCCCGGTACGGTACGACAGGCGGCTCAGTGCGTCCGAGAAGGTTTTCTTTGCAGAGATCACCGCCCTGTCCGACCAGTGCGGGTACTGCTACGCCGGCAACGGCTATTTCAGCGAGCTGTACGACACGAGCGACCGCACCGTGCAGCGCTGGGTGAAGCACCTGCAGGAGCTGGGCTATGTGGCCGTGACCAATGTCCGGGATGGTGCCGCAATGCAGCGGCGCATCTCCCCGCTGTCAGATGCAGCGCATGAGGAAGCCCCGGAAACAAAGGCCGACAAAAATGTCGGTGAGCGACACCCAGTGTCGGCGGGCGACAAAAATGTCGCACCCACCCCGACAAAAATGTCGCCTACCCCCCGACAAAAATGTCGCCTAGAACAATACAAGAATAACAATACAAGAGAGAACAATACGCGTGCGGGCGCGCGCGCGAGTGTTTCCGATATTTTCCGGAATGCCTTCCCGGGAAATAAACGGCTGACGGAGGCCCTGCTCGCATTTGAGGAATCCCGGGCCGCGGGCAAGCATCCGCTGACCGTCAACGCCGCGTCGCTGGCCTGCAACAAGCTCAACCAGCTGGCCGACGAGGCGGGCGTGCGTGACCGCTACGGCTACATGGCCGCAGTGCTCGAGCAGAGCATCCTGCGCGGATGGGAGGGGCTGTTCGCCCTGAAGGACGATTTTGTGGATGCCGTCCCCACCCAGCGCCCCGCCAGCACGGAGGATCGCCCGCGGGAGATCGGGCCGGACACCGACATACTTGATTTTTTGTGAGGCTTTTGAATGGAACGTGCAACTATAAGCCGGCAGCAGCAGACGCAACGGGCATTCCTGGGCGCGGCGCTCATGGACCCGGCCCGCGCACGGGAGTACATCATCAAGCTGGTGCCCGGGATGTTCGACGAGGGCGTGAGCCGCGCGGTGTTCAGCGCGGTGCAGCAGCTCACCATGGCCGGGGAGCCGGTGGACGTCATCACGGTCATCAACCGGGCATCGGCGGGCCGCCCGGCGGATGAGATCAGGCCCGGCGTTGTGGCAATGGCCGAGACCTGCCCCAGCGTCTCCAACGTCGGCAGCTATGCGGCGCAAATACTGGAGGACTACCGCTACTCGCTTTTGCAGGGCGACCTGATGAAGTGCATGGCCAAGGATGCCATGGACAGCGACGGCGTCTGCCGCCAGCTGCGCCGCACGCTGGCGGTGCAGG